GGCAATTAGGCGATCTGTATTGAAAGTTGTGTTAAACAGGCTTTCGCTGGCCCATGGGGCTCCAGTTCCCGAGAACAACACATAGTCCGCTGTATTAGCTAACGTAGGATCAGCAGCAGCCGTCATAACCTTGGCATTACCGTTCTCAGTAATCGCCATAACACCGTGAGCTTTATCTAGGACGAGTTTGAATCCATTAGCCCCATCGGTTAGCAGCTTTCTATCGGAGAGCCCTGAATCACCGGCAATGCCTTTAAGTGTTTCAGCTCCTACCTTTTTCCAAGCACCTGTACCAGAACCATTAGCAAAATAAGTTGTATTACTGGCAGCAGCAACAACACCTTTTGGTTCATGTAGTTCAGAATCAGGGATAACTCTATGCTCAATAGCCATATTATTCCTTTAGAAACAAAAAAGGGGCACGAGGCCCCTTAGATGTTTAGACCTTAGTCTTATTGATGAACTCGATAGTCAGCGTTGCCTTACCAACTGTGGGCGACACAGCAGGAGTGGTACCACCAAGGGCACGAGTAATACGTTCAGCAGCAGTAGTGCCAGTGGCCGATGCTACAGCCCAAGTACCAGTACCTGTCGATGCAGGGGTCTTAGTACCAATAGCTTGCAGCTCAGCTTGAGTGAGAACAATACCGTTAGTTGCTGGAGCCGTACCACCAAAGATGACGGTAGGGTTCGTTCCAGTGAGAGCGAAAGCTTCATCCACACGCAGCGTAGCACGAAGCTGCTTAGCTCCTCGTGGCAGCACTACAGGAGGGAGAAACGAGCTATTCAGCGATGCACCAGTAAACGCGATGGAATACTGACGAATCGACTGATCGGTTTCCTCGGAACCTACGCTACCCCCAGTATCGCGGGGGCCGTAGTAATTAGAGACTCCACCGAGTCCGTTGTTTGCTTCAAATGGCATTATTTATTTTCCTTAAATCTTAACAGCATCAGTGATGACGATACCCAGAGTGTCGACACGCTGTGTACCAAAGCCCCAACGTGCAGAGGTAACGAATTCGTCACGACGCAGGTCCTTGTTACGTTCGCCTTCAACCTTGGGCATACGACGCCATGCAGCCATGATGGGCTTGGTGTTGTCATCTGCAACGCACATGAACACGTTAGCAACACCGTTGGTAACAGTCGTAGTACCATCGCTGAACGAGCCACGATCCAGACGGTTAGAGGTGATGATGTTCCATCCATACAGGTTCATCAGGAAATTGTGCTCACGGTCAAAGCCGTTCTGCAGAATCTGCTGACCGAATGGGGTTACATCACGACCGATACTAACCAGACGATCCAGAGTAGCACCAGCCACTGGGTCCAGAATGGCAACACGTCCCGACATAGGCACATTAGCCTTGTCGAATGCCAGCTTCATACGAATGAAGTGGTCGAGGGTAATGGTGTTTTCACTACCAGCCGTAGCAACCGAAGAAGCAATACGGTGAGCAAATCCGTTAATGACGTTAGCATTAGCGTTAGTTTGCGAAGTGTTGCAACGACGCAGGAAACGAGTTTCAAACGTTTCTTGGATGGCACGAGTCGATTCCGAAGCACGAGCAGACATGAGGGCTTCAACTTGAGCACCGTCTTCACGCAGTTCATCGGTAACGTACCAAGCATCACCAACATAGTCCGTGATGGTCAGCAGAACTTCACCAGACTCGATAGGCGTATAATCGAACGGAACTTCTTCAGCTCCATCTTGAATGGTAACGCTACCGACAGTCTTGATGTGGAGAGTGTTGCCCGAACCAAAGTCCGAGACATTGCGGAACATTTGACCCGGCAGCATACCATCTTCGAGGTTACGAAGAATGAAGGCCGAATACTGTTCTGCTTCAATAAATGCAGTGCTATTAGCACGATTCTGAGACATTAAAAATCCTTACTTATTCAAAAAGTGTTTCTTGTATTCACTGTAAGAAGTGATGCTACTAATCTCTTTTCCTTGAGCGTGTAGTTCATCAACCATCTTACGAGCATTGATATTTTCTTGACGCAAATCATCAAATGTCGCACCAACAAGCATAGGCTTGCTATTACGTCCAATGTATGATTCTTGTCGAGGTGACATACCAGCAGTGTTGATGCTAGAGGTAGTGGACTGAAAACCTTGAGGGGCTTTAGCTTCCAAACCTAACAGCTTGAGCACTGCTTTCGGTGTAGTGGCTGCTAAGGTGTTGAACTGTTCTTGAGACATGCCTAATTCGGCAGCTCGTCCATAGAACACTTCTTCAGCTTTTTCACCAAACGCCTGACGTACCGCAGTTGTTACTGACGCTACATTTTCTTTAGCCTTCTCCTCTTGTTGACGTTTAGTCAGAGTCTTGGAGATTAGCTCTTCAACTTGCGAAGGGTCTAAACCTGTTTGAGTGGGTGTTTCTTGTGAGGGTTTATTTTTCTCTTGCGCAAGAGTGAGAACAATCTGTTCCAGTTCAGACACTTTGGCCGCTGCTGCTTTCGCTTCTGCTAATTCTTGTTCCTGCTGTTTCAACTTTTGTGATAGCTCCGGAATGTATTCTTGCGAATGCTGAAGTGCTGTAAGTGCATCGTGAACTGTACGATACTTTTGCTCTCCTCGCTCGTTCCTAATTGCGCCTAACAGGGTAGATAGGTCATCGTTTGGTTGAGCTGGGGGTACACCTTGTTGGGTGTTCTGTGGTGCAGGGGTTTCCTGCAATTGACCATTAAAGATCGAAGTCTGGTCTGACATTCGATGTTCCTTTATAAAAATGTTCTGTGGAGCGAATTATCGGAATCGAACCGATGACTGTTACTTGGAAGGAAACTGTTTTACCATTAAACTAAAATCGCTATTAAGTATTTCTAGAGATGTATAATATTTCTATTATCTAATACACTCTTTGATTGTATTTCTAATATATACTATACTATACTTATGTATAAGCATATACCCCGAAAACAGCTACTTTGTGACTCTCTTACGCTGAAATAATTGAAAGTATTTCTCGCATAGCTCTTTCGTAACCTACTGCGTCTGCTTGTTGATACGCCCAACCGGGCGATTCATAGCGTTCTTCAGATACGTTAGCTTTACGTTTAGCTTCAATCTTCTCTTCAATAATGAACGAAAGACGTGATCTTGCGTGAGCAGAGGAGACGAAGCTATTCGTCATCTCCTCTTTCTCTTGTCCTGTTAAACCTTTAGTCCATACTGTCTTCATGGTTGCATACCAACTTGTTGTTCAACTTGTAGGTCTTCAGTCGTTTGATTCATCATACGTTGAGTATCTTGTTGTTCAATAACTGCTACGTTAGGACGGAACAGATCAAAACGACCAATGCCCAATACGTCTTCAATCATCTTAGCCAGATTGATAGAACTCATATGAGGAGCAACTTGTTGCCAGATAGGCGTATTAGCCAAACCTGTTACGTTCTGAACAAGCTGAGCTTGAGCAGCAAAGTGCCTTGCACCAATAGGACGAAGAACTCCAGATGCCGTAATGTCATCTCTCGTAATCTCCATAAACTGCGTAACACCAAGGTCATCATCCAACACACGTACCCAGTCTGCGGAATCCATATTCCTACGTCCTGTTTCTAGCATAGCGTTAAGAATGCGTTCCAGAAGCTCAATTTCAAACGTAGTGATTTTCTCTTGGAAGATACGACCAGCAGCATTTTGTAATTGTTGAACTTCAAATGCTGTCTTCTCTCCGGCAGAGCGAATACCCATAGCTTCACGAGGAGCGCCTGCATATTGCTCCATACGCATCTCAAGCTTATCAATGCTGTTCTCAGCAGTAATAACCCACTGTACGCCCTTACCAAGCTCTTCTACAGAGCCATTCTCATCAATGTGAATCTCAGCGTTAGGAGCCCATCTAAAGCTCTCTACTTCCCCCTTAATAACCAGAGGAGGCATAACAGCCAAGTCCATAGCGTCAGCCTTCAGATTCTCCAGATGGTCAATGCGATATTGCATACCAACCAGATTCTCTAGAGGACCCATAGCCCATAGATTGTCAGGACGTGTTCTCCAGCCTACGTGGTAGATAGGAGCGTGTCCAAGCCAGCTAGGGAGAGGTTCGTTACGGATAGTGTACATACGATCAATAACCGTAATGACACGTCCAGATTGAATTTCATTAGTTGCTTGGTTATGAATGTCACCGTAGAACTCCAGAAACTCTACATATCCGCTTTGAAGATATTCAAAGTAGTTACCGAAGCCATCAATCATAACTCCTTCAGCCTTATTCGTATCTTCAACAGAATACGTCCCCATCTTACCCATCATCTCCGAACGCTTCAATAGAGCATCCTTAAGGTAGGCATTTTCTGGATGTTGCTCAGCCATCTTATACAGCTCACCAACAGTTTTGACAGAGCGTACAATCTTAAACGAATCTTGGAAAGACTTTGCTAAAGGATTGAACACAATGTCCAGAGGACTGATGCGAGTAGCAACAGGGCCAACATAGTTAGCTAGCCTCTCGCCTTGATCGGTAAGCGTGTAGGACGCTTCAAAATCAACTGTAGCGAACGCATTACCATAATCAATGTAGTCGTATAGGAGCTTGCTAATTTCGGCTCTAAAGGGGCTCATACGGGTTTTATTGGACATGTATGCCTCAATAGCCGTAACCTTATCCTTAGACGCATCCTTCTTACTGTGGGCTTCCCATTTCAACCAGTCATCGTTAGGGAACAATGCAGAGATGTAATTGGAATGAAGGTTGTCCCGAATCTGACAAAGCTTTGGAAGCGTAGTGCTGTTTTTCCAAGGAAGCTTTTTATTAGACGTAGTGGATGTATCTGTTGCAAACACATAATTGCGCAGTTCTTTCCACGCTTCGATTCGAGGGAATCGTTGACTGTTGTATGTATGCCACGTATGTGCAATGTATTTAGCCTCTGTGTCCTGTCCGAACATAGAGGTTATTTCTAGAGGCTTGGTTGCCATTTAATTCCTTATGAAAACTTAACACCACCAAAACGAGGGTGGAATGCTACGATATTATCTCTTGTCTCGTTATGACGAGCTGTCTTAGGCTTTACAGCGATCTCTACGGCGCTTGCAAGGGCATCTTTAATGTCGTCATGGGGTGGCCTAGCCAAAACCAGTTCCTCCTCTAGAACGTCCATATAACCCCCTTTAAAGTGCCATACCGACATGCTGTCGTACTTATGCTCTAAGGCTGCTGCAATACGCTCTTCTTTTGTTCCTTCGTTACGTGTAGGACGATGCTCATCAATAGAAAGTGAGAGCCCTTCAGAACGAAGCTTATCTTTCAAATCTCTAACAATAACAGCTTGAGCCACTGTCACTTCAGCTCTGAGCTTCTTAAACTCCCATTTCGAGTGTAGATGAGCAACACGGCTAAAGTATTCTCCAATCTTATCGCTCTTAAAGCGGTCAATATCAAGGATGTAGATATACCCCTCGTCATCAATACCAATAACGACAATAGCTGTGCTGTCGGCCTTCTTGGACATACTAAAAGCAAAGTCGATAGCAGCATACACATTTAAGCGCCTGCTTCGATAAAACCAATGTCCATCTGATTGCTTTAGAAACTTTTTATCATAATACTGGAACTTAGAGCGATCAATACGATTGCTTCCAGCATCATTGGGGTCATTGTAGTATTGAGCAAAAAATTGTACACGGTCTTCATATTGAGCCCGAATCTTAGAGAGAACTTGATTATTAAATCCAAAAGACTTACCATCTGATGGGCGAACAGTACGAGGCCAGATGAATACACCATCCACCTCTACAACATATTCCTTTACGTCCCAAACGTTAACACGATCAACAATGTTATCGTTCTCATCGTAAATGTCAAACTCTTGTTTCTTCCAGTCTGCATAAATGTCAGACGGGTGGTAACGAGTTCCACAAGCCATTGTAAATCCACCGGCATTCAGAATAGATGTGAATTGAGAAGCTTTCTTAGAAACGCTTTCTCGTCCATCTTCTGTATAGGCATTCTCAGGGACAACTAAGTCGTCTGGGATAAGAATGTCTGCGTGCCATCCGGTTGTATTGGTTGTCAGTCCTGCTGTAGAGATTGTGGCGTCTCGAATCCCTTCCTTCCGTCTCTTAGGATGGTCAATGGAAATAGCTGTCTGACTCCACTTCTCTCGCTTACCCTCTTGAGGATGAAGGTATTCTGGGAAGTAACGAGAATAGACAGAGCTTTCTAAAATGTTCTTAATAGCAAAGAGCTGAGTCTCTGCCAGTCCCGAAGTAGCTGACACATACAGGATGGTCACTTCAGGATGCCTAGTTATAATCCACGCTGCCCATGTAGCCACCATATGGCTTTTTAAATGGGCACGAGGAAGCATAATAAGCTTGTTAGTTACGTGGGTAGACCCTTGACCGTATAGG